GAAATATCAACATGTCCAAGGCTCGTCAGAGGCTCCGTAACATCACCCACATCGTTTGATTGCGTCAAGTTCAAATAACCATTGCTTCTGACTGATAAAATCAAATCTGGCTCATAATATCTAGAGGTCAATAAATTCCCTGTATCAAGCTTCACGATTGTAGCAAGTGGCGCCGCTCCAGAAAAAGTGTATGGCGTGGTGACTGAAACAGTCTTGTAATCTGTTGTGGTGTTCCAAAGGAGCTTGTTGCCATCATCAAAAAATTCAATCGCTGTGTCCCTATCTTGGGTGACGTCAAACCAGTAGGTTGAACCAAGCGACATTGTCGATACATCGTAAGCCGTTTCAAAATTAACAATTGCAGCCCTCGCATCAACTGCTGTGATATTGTAGTATTTTAAAATTCCATTTGAACCATTATTGATAAACTGGAGCGACATAATATGTGAAGCATTCAATAGATCTTTGGAGTTAACAAAATTATAAGAATGGTAGTATAAATACTCTAACTTGCTCTTTACTTTTGCATAAAATAAACTTTCATGATTCGCTGCCATATCAACATTTTTAACCTCATTTAAATTCAATGGCGTTGCGATTTGCTGCTTGCCGATTTCGCCCCAATTGTGTATGTTGTCGCCCCATTGCAAAAGCATAAAATCAAGCGTTGTGTTGTTGCAAAATCCCGCTATAAGCGTGTCCTTAAAATAACCTCTGCTAGAATAAAGACCATTGCCATTTCCTAAAACAGTGTTTGTGTTTCGATATTCTTCAAAAATACCATCAAAAGAGAACGGTGTCGTGACTTTTAATGTCAGCCCTTCGTCATAAGCAAAACCGAAAATTCTAGAACCGTCATAAGAAAAATTAAAACCGTAATTGTTGGAACCTCCTAAAACATAGGTATCCAATAGCACTGGGCTTGAAAGATCATAAGCGGCAGAGCAAGAATAAATTTTCAATTCATTATTTGAAGACAGTAAAAATTTTAATCCATTGTTAAAGAATTGGCATTCAAATGCAGAGGCATCAATAACAAATGTGTCTGAGTCTGAAATGTCTGCTAAAGTGTATGGAATTGAAACGGTCATAGTTTTTATGATGTGATTTGTACCGTTAAAGCCAGCAACTAACAACTGATTACCATCGTCAATCCATCGATTAAACTGTCTACCTGTGATCCCGCTATCTAAATATTCACTGATAGGAGTAATATCGTTAAGCGTGTATGGCGTTGAAACTGAGGCAATCACGTGATATTCAGATGAACTGAAATACAAAATTTTATTTCCATCGTCAAAGTAATCTATTGCAAGCGGACTTCTATAATTTGCACCAAGCGCATTATCTGAAATTTCTTGCTTAATTTTGGCTTCATCAAAGTTGTAGTGAATGCCAACTGGTGGCCCTAAAAAATAAAAAGCCCTGGCATCATTCTTCATGAGTAGCAAGGAGTCATTAGGTATTTTGGAATCAAGCACCGTTTCGTTTTCTATCTCTTCAATGCCTAAACTGACAATTAACTCAAGCGCTGCAGCCTCGTTGGCCTTCACGACAGCGATGTCTCTGGCGGCCTCCGCTGCGTTTTTGTAGGTTAACGCTGATGAAGCTGAACCGGCAGCGGCATCCTTGTGTGATTCTGCTGTGGCAACAAGTTCATCGACATCGATAACAGCGACTTCGGCAAGGTCTTTTGCGGCCTCCGCTGCGTCTCTGGCCGATGCCGCCAAAACTGCCGCACCCACTGCGTTTGTTTCACTGTTGCCTGCCGTAATGGACGCGGCCTCCGCTCCGTTTTTGTAGGTCAAAGCTGCTGCGGCCGACGCTTCTGCATCATCAACGGCCGTGACTAAATCGCCAAAGTTTTCAGTAATGAACGTTGTCGCATCATCGATGATTTTTCGAAGATTGTCCACCGTAGCACCACCGGATAAAACCAATGTTCCAGGCACGTTATTGACCCATTGCACCAGATCAGAAAGGGCAGCTTGTGCTTGTGCTATTGTAACCGGCATTTATTTCCTCTTTAATTTAAGACTATTGATCACTGTGATACTTTTGATAAATTCAAAAATTCCCTTTTCGAAATCGCTTGGTTGAACCTCTTTCTTTTTGATAATCCCAAGCTTGATCAGAATAGAACAAAAGAATGATTTAATTTTTTCAATCATACCGTTGGCCAATTGATATGGTTTACCACGGGAATTTGTTCATTGACAAAATACCATAAATCATTTCTATATTGCCTAGCCTCTTCAACCCCAAGAGTGTCGTAAAGTTCAACAACAAACTCATCATCAACTTGATCGGGCGTGTTTGGCGCCACTTCAAGTTGTGCTGCCATAAATGTCACCTTGCCCGTTCTACCTGTCACTCCAAATGTCTGAGGCACAAAACGGCAAGTGTGAATCTCTGGAATATGCGATTCCATGAAGATGTTTGCTAAAAAATCTTCATCTTTATTCAACCTATAAAATGCTTTTAAATAGTCATATTCGTCAGGATTCAAAGCCCACTGACAATTCACAATCGCCGTTGTGCTTAAAGATTTTTTTCTAACTCTTTGCGCTCCACCGTCAACGCTCTTAACGATCGAGTCTTCAATTGGTTTTATCGAATACCCATTTTTCGAAGGCAAGACTTTAAGCGTATACGGCATTGAATCATTATACCGAAAAAGCCTTTAAAGAATTTTCTTTTTACTACTCGGTAGTATTTTCAAAAGCCATCAATCAAAGCTTCATCGCTTGCGCCTGAAGGCAGTACGCGCCTAGCATCAATTTGGCATGAGGCATTGATAATCATACCCGAAAAAGAAGCCATGGTTAAAGTATTTTGAACAAACCGGCAAGTGTGAGCAGCGGCGTTGGAATCTTCCACAAATAGAGTCAACTGAAACTCTTTGTATTGGTTTTTCCTATAAAATGCCATGAGATATTCATAATCACTATAAAACATTGACCATTGGCATTGAATCCTAGCCAGTGGTGTCGAGTTGCGGGCCTTTAGTTTATTCGATCCGCCATCCATCTTGGCGACTCGAACATCATCGATTGGCGAAACCAAATAACCGGCTTGCGATGGCATCAGTAAAAGCGTCGCCATTATGGAATTGCCTCGCCGTCGTTCTCATAGATTCTTTCATCGTATTTCACAGCCTTGATCGCGAAGGTTCCATCGCCGTTATCTTCCCTGTCCTCAATCATAAATAATTCGCCTTCATCCACGCCAGTCGTGATTTGATAGTTTGCGCGCATAAACAAATCATCAGCCGTCGATATGTCAACGCTTGGAGATGTGCTCAAAATGACTTCATATTCATCCACACCTTGACTTGCAATCGAATAAGACCAAATTATGCCATTGTTCAATTGAACATAAATTGTGTGCGTCCCAATACCGACTTCAGATTTTTCACTCAATCTCAAAGTATAGCCAGAAATGTTTAAAACTTCACCTGTCAAGACATCATTGCTAGCCGTGCTTGCTACCATGATCATGTCTCTTGGTCTAAGTAGCGCGGCTTCTGCCATCGCCGTGAAGCTTATAAAATAATTATGGTATTTTAATTTATTATATTCTCTTGAGGCGTGCCAATAAGCCACTTGTTTATCGCTGACTCCCATCATTCTAATTTTCTTGGGATTGCTGGCTGTCCTATCGGTCGGTAAATAAAAGATTTCTTCTAATCCTGTCTCATAATTCCTATAAGAAAGCTCAATCCCGTCGGTATCATTTGGGCCAATCGAAAGCGTTCTCTTCTCTGAGCCTGGCAAAATATTTCGATGATTAAAAAGCATTGTCCCCGTGAATTTAATGACATCAGAAATAAATTTAATCTGATTGGCTTGCCGATAGGGTATAATGAAACAAGACTGGCAAATCAAGTTCAACGTATCCTCAAAACTCATTTTTTTGTCAAAAGTATAATTGAACTTTACCGCATTAGAACCCAAGTGGATTTTCACGTGGCTGATCGCATAATCTAAGCTAGTTCTATCCACTTCGGTTATCAAATCAACCCCGCTCGTTCCAGTCGCACATTGGCCAATAAAAGGATCGTTGCAAATGCTGACAATAATATCAAAAGCCCATTCTGAGATATGAGGAAATTCAAAAGTATTTCCGGTCACGGTCATATCATAATCCAAGCGTCTTTTTGCAGTGCAATTAAACGTCCTTACTCTTTTTCTTGAATTTGACGCGGAGGAGGTTTTCACAAAAGCGGTGGTCATGTCTCCAAATTTTCCCACTGTTTTTGTAAAACCCGTTGGGGATGGCAATAATGGTGTTGAACCCGTCTTCAATTCTTCAATTTCTTGCCTAACAAATATCGAATGAATTTTAATCGTGTCCACAACATTGCCTCCAAAATTAAAATCCGCAACAGCTTGGTCTCTGTCATGGCCTCTTGTAATAAACACTCTGGCCGTTCCAGCCGTTGCCGACGGCACATTAAATCTTTTCGTCATCGCGAAACTATCCCTGCTCAGTGACGGACTTTTAAAATAAAAGCTTACATATTTTGTTGGAGCACCACTAGAGAAAGCTATTACTATCGAAATATCGTCCTTGTGAGAGTAAATATTTTTACCATCATCTTTATAAAATCCCTGTTCGGCAATAAAATTGAAAATCAATTCATGATCACCTTTAAATTCATAGTCAAAAATTCTGCTCCTATAAAGAAACATTACGCAATCTACAATATCGTAATTTGGAGCCCCTCTTAGCAGAGGATTAACCCCCAGCGGTATGTCTATGTCCCATCCTGTAATAGGGTATAAAATCTTTGCTTGTGTTTCTGACAATATATCAACATCGCTTCCGAATAAGATCAAATTGCCGTTAATATAGCTGCTTCTAATATCAAT